GCTCCCGATTGAGGATATTCGAATCGACGTTCGATACGAGACTATAATATTGCCTGGGAGTCAATACAACACAACGACCATCCTTAGGAGCAGCACGCTCATCAAGAACAGCGGCGGCGGCAAACATGCCATCCACTAATGCTTGGGCATCGTATTGCTTACCAGCACCAAGAGCCACGGTGAAGCCACCAGGCTGACCGGTCACAGGAGAAGAAGCAGTAGCTGCCTTATCCAGGACACGGAAGATACGACGGTCGTAGTGCTCAGCAAGAGCTTGACCGATTTGACGAGAGATGGGGCCACGCAGATCGTACTGGCTCAGAACCTCATCGATCTTTGCCACGAAGGCAGAAGAGATCAGGAGGTTGTCCATTGCAATGGTGGTCTCAGCAGCCAAAGGCGAACCAGTAGAGCTACCCAGCACTTGGGTACCGGGGGTGTGGTAACCAGCGGTCATTGCACCGGTATGGATGAACTGAGCCTCCTTGCCACCGGTCAGCGAACGACGCTGAACCAGCTCACGGGCGATGGTGCTGTTACGGAAAGCCTCATAGACTTCGCCGGTGAACAGCTTAAGGAATAGAGCACGCTTATCGGAACCCCCATTAGAGGCACCAGCGTAAGAAACATTAAAATCAGCCATTGAAAATTACCTATGTAAGGAAAGGGTTTATTGCTTTAAGGCCTTGTCCTATTTAAGAAGCTTCTATTTATCTGGTTTGATTAAAACCGTTTGTAGGGTATCCTTTCGGGCCTACACCAACCGGTTGGGTTTTTAACGTGGCCCCTCCACAAGAGAAAGGGGGTCCGACACTGAGGTGCCCCCAATCTATTTACTTAGAGTAGTTCCCCTGAACGGGCAAGCTTCTCCTCAACATCCCTGCGATAGGCAGGATCATCCCGATACTTAGGATTATTAATAGCCCTCGCCAACTCAGCGTGGCTCCTGAAGGCATCACCCTTAGCAGGCGAGCGTTTACCACTCACTTGATTACCCTCATATCCAACAGAATCTGTGTACTTAGCTTTGAGACCTAGAGCTGCCCAGTAGACAGCCTCTGGGTTATTGCTATTGATAACACTATCGTAAGCAGCAACCTCAGAGGGGCTCATATTATTGGCAGCCCAAGCCAACATATCGGTATAAACTTGTTGACCACCGATTGCATTAAGAACACGATCAGCTTCCTGCTGGCTAAGTGCAGCAGCTTCGGCCTCGGTCTGCTTATTAACGATGTAGGTCTGCCAAGTCTCTACTAGAGTCCTACTATCGATCTGTGATAGACGATCAATAGTCTCTTTGGAGAGCTTTGAATTACCAGTAGTAAACTCCTCAGCAGCGTTTTGGAGAAGCTCTGCAGTGTCCTTAATCTCCTGTGGTTCAGACTCATTCTCTTCTGGAGTAGAGGCCTCTTCAGGGTCATCCTCAGTGGGCTCAGAGCCTCCCTCAACAGACTCATCAGGTGCAGCTGTGAGTTCGGAGATCTTACGTTGAGCTTCTAAATAAGCCTTCTCTAAATCCTCAGCAGACTTATACTTGCCTGCATAACGAAGTTGAGATTCTTCTGCTTCCCTTGCCTTATCGTAAGTATCTTGTTGTGACTTGGCCTGCTCCGCCATTAGGCGTTCGCCTTCAGCCAGTGCTTTAGATTCAGCTGCTTGTTGTTTTTCTGCTACAGCTGGATCTGTGGAATCAAACGTAAAGTTCATTATTAGTAGGTTGTGATATTAGCGTCCATAAAGTTCGGTTTTACTACCTTCTCAGTTGCACCAATCTTTGGCTTGCTACCGTTAGTTGTAATCTTCTGCTTTACGGGTTGATCAATCGGAGTTAGTGGGGTTGCTTCCCACGCCTCATTGATCGATTGGTTGTCCGGGTTCCCCTTGAAGGTTCCCTCCTCCGTCCGGGCCCGTTTGCGGGGCTGGCTGTCCATTACCATTTGTAAGTTGATCTAAAACTGCGGGATTCTTTGTTGGATCTGCCAAGGGAGATGATGCGAGTTGTCCCATTTGGCTCATCATTGCTTGCTGCTGTTGTTGTTGCTGAGCAGCCTGTTGCTCCTGCTGACGATCCTCAGGAGTCTTGATAAGATTGATATAGTCAATACCAAACGAAGCAGCGAGGCGTTTAATCGCTTCATCTGGATTGATATAGCTTTGAATCATCTCTGGTCCCAAGCTTTGAGCAAGAGTGCCAATGAATTGAGTAAGAGATTCACGGTCCTGACCACGCCCAATACCTTCCAGGCCAGCCACCACTGTTGGGAATACAATGTCCTTCGGGAGTGGAGGTAGCTCCTTAGTTCTCTGAAGGATCAGGAGTTTCCTGTGAATATAAGGCCCAAGAAGATCAGTGGTAAGAGCATTAAAAATACCAGAAAGTTGTTCGTTGACTTCCTGTTGAACGGCTCTGATCTCTTCAGCCGTGACTCGATCTGCGTTTCTGGGATTAAGAATTAGAAATGCTTCTGATAGACGTTGAGTAAGCGTATTGGTCATGTCGTAGGCAGTACGGAAGTCTGCCGTCTTACCAACTTGCACAACACCAATATCATCAGGTCTCCCTTGGATGATTGCCCCATTGCCAGCCTGTGCAAGCTGTGCAGGCTTTGTAGTTGCTGATGGAGATACAGTGAATACAACCTTGGCAGCTGCAGCAGAACCCTCTACAAGGGCCTGCATAAGGGCCTCAAGGCTCTTTAGATCGCCAAGGTATTCTTCAATACGACCACGACCATAATCCTCACCATCAACAATATTAAAGCGCAGGGGAATCCAAGGTGAGGCAGTCTTAGGAGCTTTGGATTCAGTACCAGGGATAATCTGACCTTCTGCTTCCTGATGCCAGTACCACTGACCATTCTTTAGTTTTGCCCAGGTGTAGACAGCAACATCATTAGTAGCGAGATCAACCTTCAGGTCAGGGACAGCCGAAGCTCCCTCCTCCCCTACGTGGTTATCAGGGCTGATGCTGGCCTTACCTTGCTGGAACTCCTCAGGTAGGAATTGACGGTCAATAGCCTCAACCGTAACAATCTCCGTAGGTTGACCCTCACCATCACGTACAACGACGTAACGATCTAAGGGATACAACTTAAGGTGCTTCTTACCCATCAGAATAAGAACATTACCAGTAACCACAAGATGTTTCATCGCCTGATGGAATACCATTCGATCTTGTGATTCAGACACGTTCTGCATTACTATCCTTTCAATCTTAGAAAGGGTTAGGTCAATCTCAGAACGAGCTTGTTTATCAATACTAGGATCTTGGGATAACTTCCCGTCACTAATTTGCAGTTTGAAAAACGTTTGGTTGATAGGGAATAAACTCAACATGAGCTTACTCGCCATTACATTTACGCCTTTTGCACCTTGAGACTGCCAGGGAGTCGGTAGCTTGTTACCTGAAGCGTGACCACTAGGAGTCAGTAGGTAGGGAAGACTAAGACGAGCGGCTTCTCTTGCGGTGTCCAGGAACTGTGTCCTGCTGCTGGTCAGACGAGCGTAACGCTGAGATGCAGTTGTTTCCATTACATTCCGATATTTAATTTAACTGGTGATCCACCACTAGACATAAACTGTTGAATGCCTAAGGGAATACGAAGTTGGGATGTACCCATAGCTGCTTGGCGCCCTAGTTGTCTACCTGCTCCAGCAGAACGGACCCGGCGGGCATTAGCACGAGAGGAATCAACTGTGGAGGTTGGAACCTGAGCACGTAAAGCTGCCTCCTCTGCTTGTTTCTGCAAAGCAGCTTGCATTGCTAGTTGACGCTCTAATGCCTGTGCTTGGGCTGCTTGTGCTTGGTCAAATTGAGCTTGCTGACGATCATTACCATCATTAAACATCTGCTCTTGACGGGCCCAAATAGCGTCATTTCGCTCGTTCTGCTTAGCATCCATAGCATCCATACGGGTGTTAACAGCATCTGCCTGAGCTTCGTTATAACCACGTTGCTCTGCTAAGCTACGAGCACTATTAACAGCCATCATGGCTGTCATATTATTAGCCCCACCCTTGATAGCATCTGTATAAGCAGCTATATCAGCAGCAGACGCATCTGGATTCTTATTTGTGTACTTATCAACTGCTTTTTGAACCTTTGGGGACAAGGTTGTAGCTGGAGCTGCAGCAGCCCAAGGGCTTGCCCCATACGACGGAGTTGAAGAAGCTGCCATTGTGGGAGCAGCTTGCTTAGATATTGTTTGTAATGATGGGGTTGATACTGCTTTGGTTGAAGCTTTTGTTGCCATTACTATGATTGCAATTTAGACTTTAGGTATCGAACAACAGAAATCTGTCCAGCCCGATAGGTGAATTCTTGGTATTGAACTGTGTGTTCAGGGCAAACATCTGGAAACAATTGTTCAAGTTCAGTAACGATTGTCTTTAATGTCACATCACTGACTCGACCTAAATCAAGTGATTCCACAATCAGGTTACTTGGATCAGCCATACATAGGGAGGTTTACATTTGAAGACTCAAAGAATGCAGGCATCCGAGCCCTTTGAGTATCAGCAAGACCATCTGCCTTACCACGGGAGTACAAGGAATCTGATTGAGAAATCCAGAAGTCCTTACTCAACCACTTCTCACCATTCAAGCCATCCATTACCCAGGCAACAGTGGCCCGGCGGAGACGATCAAGGTTAGGCGTAGTCTTAAGACCCAACTCTTTACACACCATATGGTGCAGAATTACGTGGGTCTGTTCATCCCGCGAGATGTCAGCTGATGTACTTCTCATCCCCATATCTCCGTTAAAGCGATAGAACGGAAGGAGCACAAAAAAGACACTTCTCTCTAGGATTGAAGCTTTTAAGATGGGATGCTCAGGAGCTTCAAGCCAACTCTTTAGGATGTGCTTTGACTCAGCCTCAGCCTTAGCGTCTGTGCCGTGGGCCTTAGCAATGTATTCAAAAGCAAGATCATGACGATCTTCATCCTGTTGGTTGGAGAGAAGGGCCTCAATAACACCAGAAGTCTTAGGAAGTTCTTTCTCTAGACCCTGTTGTAGGAAGTCCTTAACAGGAAGCTCCAAGCAACGAAGGGCGAGGGCCCTGAAGATTGAATCCTCAGAGCCATCTACCAGTTGACCCTTATCAACTTCAACAGGGGTCCACTTGCGTTTACGACTAACAACATCAAGATAAGGTGATTTCATTCTGCACAGGAAACGCAATAGGTATCATCGGTAATTGGTTCGTCTGTGTCGAAACCAAATAGGTCGTGGAAGTCTTCGTCTAATGCAGACAACGCATCATCCTTACGCTGAGTATCAGGAGAAACCTGAAGGGCGTAGTAGAGAGATGTTTGGGGACTAGCCAGCCACTCTTCAATAAAAGCTTCGTCGTAGGTAACAACGTCCGACCAAGAGTTGAATGAATAGCCGTGAAAAAGTCCACTTTTATCGAGGGCTAAGACAATGCCATCAACTACTTTTTTATAGGCATCCCAGCCCACCTCGGCTGCAATCTCAACTCTAGGGCCGTAGTCAAAAGACTGTACCCCGAAAGTGGAGCTATCACGATCCACCGTCCTTGAGATTGGGGGTGCAATCTCTGGAGTGGTCGTATAACCATCGGCATCTGCATAGCGGTAAGAACACGAAGCGGTAGGCGCGATAGCAAATGCTCGTTCCATCCCAGCAGTTCTAGCCACCTGTGCAGCAGAAGCAATTCCACGTTGAAGTTGAATAGCGATAAGGTGGGCTCCTGTTCGCTCATAAGGGTTTCCTTTATTCAGATCTTCTAGGGCGTTACCAAACTCTTGATAGGTGACCCCGTGCCTTCCCAGAAGATTGGCAAGACCCAGCATCCCCAGACCAACCTGACGGTCAACCTCTGGGCTTAGATATTCTCCGGATCCACCAACACCTGTCTTACTATGGAGAGAACACAGCTCGGACATACCAGTAACAAAAGCTGGTTCG